TTTGCTAACTCTATTGCAACTCCAGAGCAATTCCAGTCTGGAATAACTTTGATTGCAGAAAAAAAGATTAATGACATCCTAAATACTCCTGCTGGTAAGCGAGATACAGTTATATCTGCTATGCAAGATGCAAGAAATATGATTCGTAGAGCATCAACTCCTGAGGAGCTTTATGAGATTCGTAAAGATTTAAGAGCTGCCGAAAGAGGATTGTTAGATAGGGCAGATAAAGGCGGTGCAAGCGCAAGTGCATTTAAAGCTGCTAACAGCCAATTAAAAGAGGTTATTCGAGCTGTTGATGACACCATTGAAGCTGCTGCTCCAGAGTATAAAGACTATCTCAAGAAGTATTCTGTGATTAGTAAGGAAATTGACAGAATGAGTGAGTTGCAAGGATTTAAGGCTAAAGTAACTTCTACCATTCCTGACCCTATTAATGATGACCTATTTATGCTATCTCAGGCTGGTTTTGCTAAAGCAGTAAGAAACTTGCCAGAAGATACAAATATCCCTAAAGGTCAAAGACTTGCTCTTGATAAAATTAGTAAAGATTTAGATGAAGGTGTGCTAGGTAGAGCTACTAAGCCAGCAGGTTCTGATACTTTCAAAAATATGTCTACAGCTAATTTAATTGGTGGAATAATTGGCAAGCAGATGTTTGGTGAAGTTAGCCCAGCTTTGAGCAAGGTTACAGCACCTTTAAACTGGTTATTTAATGGTACAGATGACCAAATCAGAGCCTTGTTAGTAGATGCAATGCTAGACCCTAAATTAGCTTCTAGATTGATGACAAAGGCTTCTGTAGTCACAGTAGAACCACTAAGCAAAGAATTGCAAAGAAAAGCTATTAACTTAGGTTATGGCGCAGCATTTGGATTAACTAAGGAATAAAAATGGCAAAGACAAAGATTAGTGAATTTGATGTAGACCCATCTAACAATACTGACATTAACAGTATTAATATTGCTGAAGGCTGTGCGCCTAGCGGTATCAATAATGCTATTCGCCAGCTTATGTCAGATCTAAAAGAATTTCAGACAGGTGCTGCTGATGACAACCTTACAGTAGGTGGAAACCTAGTTGTTGATGGAACAAGTGTTCATACTGGCGCTACTACTTTTACAGGTGCTGTTGTATTTAGCTCTACTGTTACTGGCCTTGGTCTTGGTACTATGTCATCTCAAAATGCTAATGCTGTTGCAATTACTGGTGGAACTATAGCAGGAACAACTATTAATACCTTTACAGTAGGCTCTAATTCTGTAGGCGCTAGAACAGTATCAACAGGTTCTCCTACAGGTGGTTCAGATGGCGATATTTGGTATAAGGTCTAATAATGCCTACTATATCTGTTAAAGATGGCGGTTCTTTTAAAGAAGCAAAAGAAATTTTTGTTAAAGATGCTGGCACTTTTAAGACTGTTAAAGAAGTCTATGTCAAAGATGCTGGAGATTGGAAAAAGGCTTATCCAGAATCAGGTACACAAGTGTATTCTACTGCTGGGACTTACTCTTTTACTGTTCCTAATGGTATTTATAGTCTAACAGTCCCTTTGCTTGTAGCTGCTGGTGGTGGTGGTGGTGGCGAACAAAGTTCTGGTGATAGTTTTAGAGGTGGTTCTGGTGGAGCTGGTGGATATTATGAAAATCAAACAATTGCAGTAACACCAGCAGAAGTATTAACTATTGTTGTAGGTGCTGGGGGCGGTTCTGGCTCTGCTCAGTTTAATAGTTTTGTTTACTGTGCTGGAACTTCTGGTTCTCGTAACGGTGGTGCTGGTGGGTTATCTAGTATATCAAGAGGTGGTACTTCATTGCTAAGTGCAACTGGAGGCGGTGGCGGTACTGGAGCAGCCAATAACTTTAACAGCGCTGGCGGTACTGCTGGCTCTCCTAACGGAGTTGCAGGTACTTCTGGTGGAACAGTATTTAATAATTATTCACCTGTAGCTGGTGCTACTAATGGAAAAGGTTATGGAAGCGGTGGGCAGAGTAACGGATTTAACCCAACAGCTTGTCCAGCAGTAGGTGGCACAGGTTATATTTCTTTATCTTGGTAATGGAGCAATAAATGAGTAATTTACCGCTAACTGATGAGCAGATTGAAGTTATTGTTGAGAGAGTAACTGAAAAAGTTATTGAGAATGTCTATATTTCAGTTGGCAAAGGTGTAGTAAAGAAAGCCTTTTATATTATCGGTATAGGGGTTCTTGCTCTTGTTACTTGGTTAGCTGGTAATGGTCATTTCAAATGAGATTAGCTTATTTTGCTCTAGGTCTATTCATTGGTGGATCAATGGCTGTAGCTATGGCAGAGCCTATTGTTACTGACTCTACAAGCAGAGCTGAAACCACAGTTAAGTCTCCACCACCTTCTGCTATCTCTCCAAATATCACCACAATTAACAATAAGAACTGCTCTACTGGTATCTCAGGAGCAACTCAGACTCAGATCCTTGGTATCTCTTTTGGAGCTACTGTTAAGGACTCTAACTGTGAAATGATTGTTAAGGCTGAGTCATTATTTATGATGCAGATGAAAACTGCTGCTGTATCGGTGATGTGCCAAGACTCTGCTATCTGGTGGGGTATGTGGGATGCTGGTACTTATTGCCCTGTAGAGGGCATGGTAGGGGTTCAAGCTAAAGATTATTGGCTTGCTAACCCTAAGATGATTCCAGACCGCCCTGTAATAAAATGAAGTTCTTGCTGTCACTAATTGTCGGTACTTGTTTATATCTACCGACATTAAGTTACACACAGGTCATTCAGCACCAAATATCGGATGATGGCTATGCTAGAGTTCCATTGCAGTTTGGCTTTCCTTACTATGGCAGAGTCTTTACTGAATCTTATATGTTCAGCAATGGTGTTGTTGGCTTCCTCAATCCTACAAATCATTGGTGTTGTTCAGGATTTGACCTAAGAACTAATAATGGCACTCCATTTAGCTTTGCCATCATGCCTTTACAAACTGATCTTATTAACTACTCAGGCCGGTTCTTAACTCAAGGCAACACTCAATTTCAAAGATACAAGTGGGAAAATATTTCCGAGTATGGAGTCCCTAGCAATCTAAATACTTTTGAAGTAGAAATTAGACCTAGTGGCTATATCGGTATGAGCTATGAGCAAGTAAATATCAGTCCTTGGAAACCTGTCACTATTGGCAGAACTGGGGATGTCGGTGAGTTTTCCCAGTATTATCATGGTTCTGGCTTTTCACAGGGAAATTTCAACCATATCATAGACTCAACCGGTGATCCATGCTTGCTTAATCCTTTACACAATTCTAGCTGTGCAGGATACCAAGAAGCCTATCTAGCTCAACAATGCTCTATATCGCAGTTGTATAGCGCACAATGCCCTTACTATCAAGACAATGCTCTATATCGCAGTTGTATAGCGCACAATGCCCTTACTATCAAGAAGCCTACTTTAATCAGCAATGCAGTATTAATGCACTCTTTAATAGAGATTGTGATGGGTATGCACAAGCCTATGCTTTAGCTAATCTTATTACCCCTAGCGCACCAGTTACAGTAGAACAGCAATTAGTGGCTGATCCAATAGTCAATGAGATTATCTCCACTCCTTCCTCTACAAGCCAAACTAGTCCTATTAGTGTTATTGCTCGACAGAATACCCCTAGTCAGGTAACTAGTCAGACAGAGAAGAAAGAGGAAAAGAAAGAAGATAAGAAGGAACACCCAAAAAAACACCCAAAAGCACCCAATAAAGAACCAGAAGTAGGAGTTGTAGATAGACCAATTCCTCAATCGCCTCAGATTGTGGATTTGTTGTACCTACAGATAGTCAAGAAACCTATACAGGATAATGGCAAGGCTTTTTACTTCTTAACAAAAAACAGTCAAATTAAGCATGAGGAAATGGTAGATGGACAATATGGAAAAAGAGATTAGTGTTGCTGGCTTTAGCTTTAAACTAACTAACAAATTGATGGTAATGGTAGTTGCTATTGCTCCTGTGGTCGGTGGTGCATTTTGGGGTGCTTTTGAAGTTTATAATGACTATATGAGTATGCGCTCTGCCATTAACAGCTATGTCAGCCCAGATTTTAGTAACTATGACAAGAAAATAGCCTTACTCGAAGAATCGACAGCCAAGGTCAATGACTACACCAGAGACATCAAGAATGATATTAAGAATGATGTTCGCAGACTTGAAAAGGTAGTCGAGCAGGTCGAAAGAGATGGCAAGCAGTTATCTAGAGAAGTTGATAGAGACCTTAGAGAAATAAGGGAGCAAACTGATAAAAAGATTAAGCGAGCCTTAGATAACCCATTATCAAATAACTAGGAGTCAATATGCTGTCATTAATTTCAACACTAGGTGGACTGTTAATCTCTGGATTACCTAGTGCATTAGGATTCTTTCAAGACAAGTCTGATAAGAAGCATGAGCTAGAACTAGCCAAGATGCAGACTGAGCGAGAGCTACAGATGATGGAGCGAGGCTTCATTGCTCAACAGAAAGTAGAAGAAATCCGCACAGATCAAGTAGAGATGCAGAGTGCTGCTCAGATGCAAAATGCTGCCTTAGACCATGACAAGAAGGTTATGGAAAGAGCATCAACTTGGGTAGTTAATTATGTCGGCACAGTAAGACCTACTGTAACTTATATCTTTGTGGCTGAATTAGTAATTATTAACTTCTGGCTATGCTACCAATTATTTAAGATTCCTAATCTAATCAATGGTGTAGATGACTTAACTATTATTGGTGAGCTAATCTTCTCCTCTGATGAAATGGCCATGCTTGGCGGTATCATTGGATTCTGGTTCGGTTCTAGAAACTGGGACAAAAAGAAGTGAAAGTAAGTCAGAAGTGTATTGAACAGATTAAGAAAGATGAGGGTGTCCGCAATCGCCCTTATCAATGCCCTGCACTACTTTGGACTTGTGGAGTAGGCCATGTTATTGATCCATCCCATGCTAAAGTTCCATTTGCTAATAGAAAACAACTCCCTATACCTGATGGTTGGGATAGGGTTCTAAGTGCAGAGGAAATAGATGAAATCCTGAAAAAAGACCTAAACAGGTTTGAAGCCGGTGTATTGAGATTGATTAAAGTTAAGCTCACTCAAGGTCAATTTGATGGCTTGGTATCTTTCTCATTCAATGTCGGATTAGGTAATCTACAGAACTCTACCCTTAGAATGAAGCTAAATAGGGGTGATTATGAGGGTGCTGCCGAGCAGTTCTTAGTCTGGACTAAAGCTGGTGGCAAGGTTTTAAAGGGATTGGTTATCAGAAGAACCCATGAGAAAGAAATGTTTGAGTCTTGATATTGTCATAAAACTAAGGGATACTCGGAAAAATGAAATTAATAACCCCACAAACTGTTCAAGCAATTTATGAGATGTTAATTCAACTTCCACCCTTTAATAAGTGGAATCTTCCCCCATCATCAAAAGTTAATTTTGAGGTTAAGAATGATCCTAGTTGTTATGGTGAATATGAGCCAGAACCTCACACTATTAGAATCTCATCCGCTAAATTATCTTTCCTAGATCATACTGTTCGCACAACAGCCCATGAGTTAATCCATATGAGACTCTATATAAAAGGGAACAAGTCTTGGGATAAGCATGATGAAGCATTTAACAAGCTATCTTATCAAGTAGCTACTCAAATGGGCTATGACCCTAAGGAATTATGAGCATATCTGACGAGTTATTTATTGCAACTTGGTCTGAGCTGCAAAGCCCACAAGCTGTCGCTGATGCTTTAGGCATGGAAGTTAGGGGTGTTTACAGGAGAAGAAATTATCTTGTAAGCAAAGGCTTTCAAATGCCTACTACAAATAAAGCAGGTCATAAACTTATTGTAGACAAAGATAAACTCAAACAAGATTTAGACAGAAGATTAGCTGAAGTTCGCCATTCAGTCCGCAGAGGTATTGCAATGGAGAAAGGCAGAATCATAGTATTCTCTGATGCTCACTTTTACCCTGATGATGAAACCACAGCTTTCCGAGCTTTGCTAGAGTGCATTAAAGAGTTCAAGCCAGAANAGCCTACAGTTAAGCAAGAGCTAGATGCAGTAACTGACCATATGAACCAGATTGAGTCAGCATCAACTTTTAAGTCTAATCTTATCTGGACTCTTGGCAACCATGATGCTCGCTTTGAGACTTTCCTAGCTGCCAATGCTCCTCAATATGAAGGAGTGCAAGGATACTCATTAAAAGACTTCTTCCCTACTTGGCAACCTTGCTGGTCTTTCTGGGTGAATGACCATACTGTAATTAAGCATATGTGGAAGGGTGGCTTCTCAGCAGGTAGAACCAACTCACTAAATGCTGGTGTAAATATGGTGACAGGTCATACCCATAATCTAGCAGTTCAGCCTTTAACAGATTACAAAGGCACTAGGTATGGTGTGCAAACAGGTATGCTTGCTAACCCCAATGGTGAGCAGTTTGTGGACTACACACAGGATGGATGCAAAGACTGGAGATCTGGATTTGCTATGCTAACCATAGACAGAGGTCAGCTACTTATGCCTGAGTTGGTACAGGTATGGGATGAAGAAAAAGGTGAGGTTCAGTTCAGAGGGAAAATCTGGGGGGTGTAATTTGTACCTTATTTTGTACAAAGTTACCGATATGTAACTTATTA